TGAGTTTAAACAAAAAGCTCAAGAAGAAATGGAATCTCAAAATGAAAGACAAGTTAAAGAAAGTGAATTAAAGAACCGTAAGCTAGAAGCAGATGCATCACTTGCAGAAGCAAATGTAGCTTACACTGATGCTCAAAGTAAGAATACTATGGATGATAACTCTAAACAGTTAGCAGTGTCTATAGATAAACATTTCCAAGAGTGGGCAGACCTAGCCATCAAGGCTACTAAAGAAGGAGCAGAGTTACCGCCTCATCCTGATTACTCAAACATAATCATGATGGCAAGAGAACTATTAAACCCTAGTCCACCTCCTATGGAGCAAGGACAAGAGCCAACGATGGAACAACCACAGGAGGTTATTTAAATGGCACATTCAACTATCGCATCAACTGGTATTGGTGCAACTCAAGCTGGTACTGCAGTAACAACTGGTTCTGGTACTAAGCAAGTTATATTTGCTAATGAAACAAATTCAGATATAACACTAGACCTTAAGTGTGATGGCACAATTAATGCAGCAGATACAGGTATTCTGGTTAAAGCAAATTCATTCCTAACATATGATCATATTGGTGGTCATGGTGCTTGTATAATGGAAAATGTAAAATCAGGTCATGGAACTGCAGCAATAGCTGGTCAAGAGCATGATAACTATGCAGCAACTGGACTACAGAATAGAAAAGACAGAATCTACATAATGCATAGAGTGTAGATATGGATAAGTATAGGCAGACAGCTGAGAAGAGGCTGGGCAATACTAAATCATACGGACATCATAAAGTTCACCCTGATGAGTTAGCAAGGCAGGCACATGTAAAAGGTCATTTTGCTTCTCAAGAAAGGGAGAACTTCTTTGATGAAGTATACGGTGAAGTTCTTGTAGACTACTTTTTAGAGTGGCTTAAGACTGAATCGCATGAAACTAAAACTCGTGAGTTCCTCTACTCTTCGGCAATGGCACTAGGTAGTGTCAAAGCGAAAATGATAGGCTTCGAGATGTACGGTAAAAACGTACCACATATACAGGAGGACAAAGATGTATGAAATAAATTATGAACAATTACTGACTAACTACAATCAAATGATAAATACACTTGAGTATGATTCAATGCGTAGTGGCGGTAAAGCTAAACTCAATGCAGATACTTTAAATAGTCTATATACTATGAAAGCTATGTATGAGAAAAAGATTAAACCTGCCGAAAAGGAGGTAAATAAGAATGGAAAATAATACCGAAGCAACAGTAGACTCTACCCAACCAGATGACTCTATAGCAACGGATAGTCGAACAGAAGAACAACTGCTGGCTGACATTGTAGCGAACTCCGAGTTCACTGAATCTCTACCCAATGAGCAAGACGTTCCTGAGTTAGACACGGAAGAAACTGCGGAAGACCCAGATGCAGAAGAATCCGAAAACGAAGAAGTTGAAGAAGAAGTCGAGACCGAAGAAGAAGAAACAACGGATGAAGATGATACGTCTACCCAAGAATCCGAAGTGTACGCTACAGAAGACTTAGACTTAGATGCGAAGGTGTCCATCAAAATAGATGGTAAAGACACTGAAGTATCGTTTAGTGACCTTATAAAAGGTTACTCAACTGAACAACATCTTTCTAATGAGGGTCGAAAACTTGGCGATGCAAGAAAACAACTTGATGAAGAGTACGAAAAGAAGTTTAAAGAAATAAACGATCTTGGACAGGCTTCTTCAGCGGTGTTGTATCGAGAAGAACAAGCCTTGGCAAAAGAATATCATGACATAGAGTCTCAGATAGATCAGGCTAGGAAAGACGGTGATACGTATGAAGTGAATGAACTAAAGGATAAGAGAGAACAAGCACAAAAGAACTATTGGAATGCTAGAAATGGCAGGGAACAATTAGTAAAGCAAGTTCAAGCCCAAGTTCAAGAACAGAATACTAAACAATGGAATGAGCAATTAGAAAGTTTTAATAAAGCTATTCCAGAGATGATACCTGACTTTAATGAAAAAACAGCTACTGCAATAAGAGAATTCGCTATAGCTGAAGGTATACAACCAGAAGTCTTAGATACTATTGTAGATCCTGTGATAGTGAAGTTTGTAGATGACTACAGACGATTAAAGCAAGGAGTTACTAAAGGCAGTGCTAAAAGAAAAGCTACTGTTGTTAAGAAAGCTCCTGTACGTAAGGCTAAAACAAGGTCTCAAAAAGAAGTAGATCAAGAGACTAAGATAAGGCAACGAGCTTTTGCTGAAGATTCTTCTAACGAAGATCAAATGGCGTTTCTTCGAGGACTTGCAAATAAATCATTAAACTATTAATACCTCGGAGGGTATACAATGACTAACGTATTAGGCGTAAGAGGAACTGGCGGTCCACAAGGTCCAGCTAGGGGTACAGGCAAAGATGTCTCACAAAGAGAAGATCTTGCAAATTTTATCACGATGATAACAAGGGATGAAACTCCTTTTATGTCATCAATCGGCAGTGCAAAAGCAACTGCTATCTATCACGAATGGCAAACAGACAAATTAGAAGTTCCTGGAAATTCTACTATCGGTGAGGGTACTGATTACATTCAGCCTGCAGCTGGTGGCGGTACTGGAACTCCAGCAGTCGGAAATAAGTTTGCTGAAAGCGGTCCAAATAGAACCAGACTAGGTAACTACACACAGATCAACGGTAAAACTATTGCTGTGTCAGGAACTAGAAGAGCTGTAGATCAGGCTGGTGTTGCAGACGAATATGCATATCAGTTAAAGAAAAGAGGTACAGAGCTAAGAAGAGATGTTGAGCATGATATG